TGCTAAAACAGGCTGCGGAATGGCAGCCGAATGACATTTATTAAGTACTGTCTGATTCTCGAACGAGACAATCAAGAGATAGCACTTGATCTGACGGCAAACGATGGGAGCCACGCTCAGGCTCAGGCATCCGATATCGCCAGGGCCTTAAAGGCGGATGCTTTCTCCTTGACCTACGAGGAGATCGCTCCCTGCAAGCTCAGCGAGCTGTTCAGAAGACTCGCCTACAGCGATTTCCCCAAGAAAGAATGCTGCCCATGGACAGGTAGCTATACGAACGGAACGCCTGCCATATATGCACTCAAGAGAAGATTTTACGTGCGTAGATTAGTACAAGATTACTTAGACATCGGTAAGGACGTGTTTGTGATGAACAGTTGCAAACGTAAGAACTGCGTGAACCCCTTCCACAATTCTTACAAGAACATGAAGGCGTCTAAAACCACTGGCGCTGACAGGGATTTGGCCTTAGTCTTCGCAAGCCAAGGCGTCCCTGTCAAAGAGATCGCCAAGGCGCTTAAAGTCCACACTTCAACGGTATACCGAATCCTCAAACATGAACGTTTTCATTCTTGGACTCAAAGTTAAAGATGAGCCTCTCGAAGACGACGGCACTGTGAACGTCAATGCAGTTGCATTGCCCTCCAGTGATAAGAAGACGACCACGAAGATCTCTCTCGTTCAGAAAGCGGATCACTATGTGGGAAAGCTTCTAAAAGAACTTAAAGAAGACGAGACCTTCCTCGCGATCGGACCTACTAAGTCAGACCCCGACGGAACTCTAAAGATGCAACCAATTCTGATTGTCCGGAAGGACAACTGGGATGACTTGCTAGCAGTCAACCTCTTCCTAGCTACTGGTGGTTTAGGACCTAAAGCAGAGGAGAATCAGCTTGGAGACGCCACTGTCACCAACAGGTCTATCGCTTGGCGCGAGGAAGAACAGGAGACTACCTGGATGAAGCTAAGCTGCTGGAACGAACTCTCCGGCCAGCTCGCAGAACTTCCACCCGGAACACCAACTATTGCTGTTGGTCGGGTCAGCACCTCAGAGAAAGAGGAAAAGAAGTTCATTAACTACGGAGTAGACAAGATCGTCTACCTGCCACGGGCTCAGCGTTCCGCACCTAAAAAAGCTGCCGACCCCGAAAAAGGACGCGTTTCTACTGCTGCTCTCGGTTCTCTCGACTTTTCGCTGTAACTAACCGACTCGGACACAAATTTAGTAATGGCCTTCTTGAGCCAAGGCTCTGGAGGCCTTCCACTCAACGGATTACCATGCACTCAAACTACCACGCGGGCAATCCCAGACCAGTACCTGATAGTGTATTCAAATTATTTGTTAGGGATAAAGATATCCCACAAGGTATAAGGTGGGCTGTAAACAGATTTCCGGCTAAAAAAGGCGAACCAGCAGGAGGACTGAGTACAAAAGGTTACTATCAAACAAGAGTAGAAGGAAAACTCTTTTTAAACCATCGTATAATTCATAAGCTTGACAATAAACAAGATCCCGGCCACAAAGTAATAGATCACAAGAAAGAAAAAACTAATAATAACGACGTACAACTTTGTACGCAACAGCAAAATTCGTGGCGCATGAAACCGCAACAAAATAAATCATCAAAGTATAAAGGCGTTAGTTGGGATAGATACTCGCAAAGATGGTATGCAAGACTAACCAGGGACAAAGTTGTAAAGTACAGAAAACAGTTTAAAGATGAAATTGAAGCTGCGCTATTTTATGATCAATGTGCGTTGTGTGAGTTTGGTGAGTTTGCGTACTTAAACTTCCCAAATCAAAAATAGAAGCTATAGTGCGTCTGCCCAACGGGCACTCACGAAAGCGACACGTCTTACCTACAGCTCTCGGTTCACTGGACTTTCCATTCTTTAACTCACGGTCATGGTTTTTATTGCAGGTAAATTTTCTGCGGACGAGATACTCTGCCAAGTACCGCCGCACACGCTCCGCATCGATCTTCAAGCGCGTCGTTGGAAGTCCGACAATGACCCTGACGCGGCCATTGTGGACAGCAACGACAATGGTATACCCATCGAGTTTGTCCTACTTGGGTTCACGCCGTTTTTTGGTAACCTCGGCATGCGCTCGCATGAAGAGTTTATTCGTATTAGTTATATCGGCGTTACACCTTCTCACCGTCTTCTTCCTCCACGATGCGTTTGCACGAGCATCATTAGTGGTAAGTCGAGCCAGAAGAATTTTATTTCGTACTTCCAGACGCTCTACAACAACCGCATCAATGTTGGTGAGGTGATCACCAGCACCAAGTTTGTGCAAAAATCTTTCACTGAAAGGGACTCTGTAACGGGTGCTGATGGTGCAAAGATCAACTACAACGCCCTTGAGTTCAAAGACCGTCCTGTCCAAACAGACGACGAAAGGCAACTCATTGAAGACATCTCCACCTGGCTGGAGTCGGATGGAGGAGACTTGGTATCAGCTGCACTTCGTTCTCATATCCCCGGTGCGAATCTGGTTGAGCTTCCTCTGGGAGAAGATCACTCGGCACTAAAGGCCTCATTTATCGAGGCTAATCCGAAGCGTCTTGAAGGAGAAGCTCCGGCTTCACTCCAGTCTCTTCCTCCCACGGCAGGCGACCCTAAGAAAGCCAAAGCAGAGCCTCCTTCTGCAAACAAGAAGAGCGACCCCAAGGAGCTGACCGACGACCAGAAAGCGGCCCTAAAAGCCGCTGGGTTAGAGTTCTGACCTCCTTGCAACCGCACCCACGGGGAGGCGAAAGCCTCTCCTTTTTTTTGTCTACATGCTTATGAGGTCGCCGAAACAAGGGAGTTCGACATCATTTTCGATGCACCACTTGACGATGTTTTCAAGCAAAGCACCCCGAATTAAATAGTTGGCGTAAACTATGCTGAGCGCCTCAGCTGTTTCTTTGGTCTCAAGTAAAGCTAAAGAATCCTGAAACCTACGAAGCGCAAAATCTTGCTCAAGAGTCATGTAACTCCTCAGCGTCTCAACCATACTCTCCTCTGTCATGTCCTTCTACCAAGTCCCTAAGTTTGTATTTGACCCTATCGGAAAGTCGGGCCACTGTTATGGAAATATTTTACTTCCTTCAGATTTCACAGGAGGCCTTAAAAAACAAGTAGAGAAGTACAGTATAGATAGTATTACTACTAACGAAGACCCTGACAATATTGAAGACCCCGAATGGTGGGAAGCTCAGAGAGGTAGGTTTGACTGGATCATCGCCATTACCCAGGGATTAGGCGATAAGACAAACTGGATAATTCAGTACGGTTTAGACGTAACACAACGTGGTGTGATCGTGCTCGATCGGTTGTCCCTGCTAGAGCCCACGAGGAAGCGAGAGTCGTTTCTTAAAGAAAGTAACCTTGTAAACCTAAAGATTCTCAGTCCTCGGCCATCTTTTCGTGCGGATAACAAACAACTAAAAGACTCTGTGACTTCTGCGTGGTTTGTGTTCTATCCATTAGGAGCAGCACCTACTAATACATCTATTGAATACGAAGTAGGCTGGCAGCAACCAAAAATCTTAGCCCCGTGAGCAAGCAGCTCTCTCAAAAGCTTGATCAGATCAGCGAGCTGCTCAAAGAGCAGAACATCAAACTGGACAAGCTTACCGGTCTATTGGCTGGAAACCAGTTACTGACGGAATGCGTTGATTACCAAGGTAAAGCTAGGGGACCTGAAGAGTGCGCGGAGATAGTGCTCGAGGGATTCTCAGCAGCACTTTGCTTGATGTCTGAAATAGATCAGAGAAATCGTGAGTATCAGTATCAAAAACAAGAGTTCTTCTTAGAGACGGAGGACGACGAGGGTGAGCCAGGTCCAAACCAAATTACCGGAATTTTCTGACTTATAAAAAAGTGTCTGATACTAGAGTAACTGTAAACGGTCTACGTCATTACATCTGTAATGGTGTACCTAAGCCACTTCCGTCGGTAACGTCGATACTTAGTGCGACGCAATCAGAATCCACGCGGAAAAAACTAGCTCACTGGAACAAGATGAATCCCGGTGGAGCTGAACAAGCAGCCGAACGGGGGACTTGGATTCACAATAGTGTTGAAAATTATCTTCGAGGTCTTAGGGTTGTCCCTCCGGAGATGTATCGTCTCTATTGGGAGGGGATGCCTGAACTCCTAGATAATCTTCTTGACGGAGGAAGGGTTCTCTGGTCCGAACAACCGTTCAACCAACCAGCCTGGTCAAGATACGTCGGTGACGACGGGGTTGGCAGGATTCACTATTACGACCCAGAGACCGGTCACGGATACGCAGGCTGCTGTGACCTTATTTACATGGATCGAAACGCAGAGATAATCCTTGCCGACTTTAAAACTAGCAACGGTCCCTACTCAGCTAGATTCCCTAAGAAGGATCAAAATCTCGACGAAAAAACCAAAAAGGCACTCATCTCAGGAGTGTTTAAAACAAAGAAGACAAGACTACAGCTGGCCGCTTATAAAGCTGCAGCGGAAGCCTGCCTCGGAATTAAAATTAAAAAGACTCAGATCATTGTTACCACAGCGATCAAAGAGTACAACACTCAAATATTCACTTTTAACGAGGAAGATGTAGAAAAAGATGAGGCAAATTGGTTCGAAGTCGTAAAACAGTATTACGACAACCAGAACGCTTTACCTTAGGAAAGGTTAGTGACAAAATAACTGAACCCAGGGGAAAGGAAGGGCAGCCGCTCCATAATCTTTTTAGATTTGCAGCCTTGGCTTTTTTGCGCACTAGCGCCATAATACACATCACTCCGTGAGTTCCATGAAGTTCATCTGCTCAATCAACTCTGTAGTCGCTAAGCACGTTGATGCGATTACGGGCAAGATTGAAGCAAAAGGTAACTTCACCTCATTCAACGAGAACTGGGAAGCTCTTGAGGCTTCAACGGAGGAGCTGGCAGCGCATCTAAAACAAAAGAGTGGTCTCTGTGCGTGGCACCTTCACGAAGGGAAGCGCAAAGCAAATAGAACGGGTGTAATTAAAGCAGGTCTGATTATTGTCGATATTGATAATCAAGCAGACCACAAAGATAAAGACGGAAACAAAGTACAAAAACAAGAGCTTACGGTTGAAGAAGCTCTTGAACTTGATATCTGTAAAAAATATCTGACGATTGCTTATTACTCGCCTTCCACATCTGAGGGTTGGCCTCGCTTTCGTTTAGTTTTTGGCTTAGAGAAACCAATAATCGATGCCAACTTCTATCAGTGGTTCTCTAAAGAGATTTACAAACAGATTCCTGGATCTGACGTTAGAGCCACTACGATCCCAAACCTTTTCTACGGACCCAAAAAAGAGACTGATCTGATCTGCACTCCAGGTCGATTCATCCCTGCGAAGAAGACCGACGATGCTTTGCGCTTCTTTGCCACACTTCCCGTAAAAAGCACCGATGAAGGTGACGAAACAATCGAGATACTTAAAAGTGCTCAGGTCTCTCCTCGAGGGATTGACCTCACTTCTCTTGTCTCCCACACGGTTCGCTCGGTCTTAGACGGAGAAGAGGTTCTAGACCGCAGCTCGACGATGGCTTCTGTTGCCAAAGAGCTTGTCGGTTGGGTGAACTGGCTGAACGAGCGCAAGATCGCTGTGCGCGTCTCACCCTTGACAACAGCACAGGATGCGTTCTATAACATCTATGAGTACCATCACGATGAAAATGGCAAGTTCTAC